TTAGTAGCAAAGGTTACTCCAGTTGTAGTATATCCCACTATGTAAACATCAATATTACTAGTGTTCTCAACTTTACATTCAAAGATATGGGAAGCATCAACTCCGATTGCAGCCCAAGCATGAGCTGAGGGCATGACATCAAGATATCTATCATCAGTACTCCCATTCTTTCTGAAGCCTATGCTATACCTAGCATGGGCATACGTATTAGTATAGTGTAGCAACACTCCAGTAACATCAGCACCTAAATCGGCAATGTAATCATCAATGTCAACATCTTGCCAAGAACCTGCTGAGCCTGGAGTACATTCTACAGGAGTTACAGGATGAAATGTTTGAGCCATTACTTAATACTTATCCCCTCTTTAACTTCAAGGGACACCCTTCCTAAGTCAGTCCTAATTGAGTTGACCTTAGCCAGTTGGTCACTCAGTCCATCTTCAGCTTCAGTTAATTGTTGCTCTGGAGTAACTACCTCATATAGCTCATTGGCTACAGCCCAGTGATAGTAGTTGCCCCATAAGTCAGCTTTAGTGGTCTTATAAGTTTCCTCTTCCTCGGCAGTTACCCCCACAGTCCTCTTCTTCTGATAGAAAGACGCTGATAAGTTTTGAACAGCAATCTCATACTCATTGTCCTTTTGAAGTTTAGCTTTCTGTTGTTCAGATGTAAGCTTGTGGAAAGATTTCTGTCTATATATTGTCTCCATGCTCCCTCCTCATGATTTAGTATACTACTAAGGAGTGCCTTGACACTCCTTACTAGCATTTATCCTCCAGGATTAAACTTAGCTATCCTTTGTTGATATTTTTATGTTAATCTCAGGAACATCTATAGTTACATCTTTTCTCTCATCATCCATATTAACCTCCATTATGCTGCTACAAAATTCTTAACCCCTTTCCTACCATTGAGACTAGAGATTAAGGTTCTTATCTGCTGACCCCTTTGTAATTGTTCTGGACTTCTTCTTTGTCCTCTATAGCCTCTATCCTCTTGAAACTCAATAGCTAATTCAGCTTGCTTTCTCTTGAGACGTAGGTAAGGCAAAATTTGTTTTAGAAAGTGATAAGCTACTTGTGTAGTACATTGCCAAGTATACATTTGTTGCCAATTTAATTTTGCCTTCCTAATTTGAATACTACCACCAAAAGCCCGCTTCATTTGCTCCAAAACTTCCAAGTTTGTATTGACTACTTGTGTTCTAATAAAGAGAGCAGAATGAGGAGGTATTCTATTAGTTACACCCACACAACCCTCTCCATCAAAGAAGCCAGCAAAGTAAGATAGCTCTGAACTATTCATTAGGCCGCCACCGTAATGGTGAAAATTCCGCTAGCATTCCAGGCAATCTTGAAAGTACCTGATTCACTACTCTTGTTCTCACCGAAGTCAACCCAGATTAGAGGATTAGTACCTTCGTAAAGAACAGCATACCGAGCAGTGATAGTAGATTCAGTCCACTCCACATCATCAGCATCAAACTTCGTTACCCTTGTAGCTTCAGTTACTGCCTTGCTTGCTAAGGTAGCTCCACCTGTTGTATAGCCATCACCATTATCTACCTCAGTACAAGCAGCATTTACCGCTGCTACATTTGCCATCTCCTGTGTCGGAGCAGCTGCATTGGTATAAAGTCCACATTTTACAGTAGTTCCTGCATCGTTAAGGTCTGTGATAAGTGCCTTCAGTGCATCTAAAGGCATAATGCTAAATGCTTTTGCTGTTACTGCCATTGTATCACCCCCTGTTTAATTTTCATTAGTCTTTCGGATATTCCCTGTGTGTCCGAGGCTTGGTTATCTTTCCTAGGTCAGCTCTATACAAAATGAGCTTCTCGTTCGCCCATACTTGATAGCTATTGATAAACCCCTCAGGCTTCCCGACATTAACCTTATTGCTTAAAGTTCGGCGATTATTCAGCCATGCCAAAGCAACATAGGCCACCACACCGTCAATCAGTATCTTCTCAAGCTGTGGCGATAATGTTGATGCGCTTTCCGTCAGTGTATGCTCCTTGGCGCAGTAGATATAAACCTCCTCATCCGCTTCCGGTGTCAGGTCAGTATCTATCTCTAGTGTATCGCCCCAGAGTGTAAAGTTGCGGAAGTCCCTCGGGTCACTATCAACACGAAACTCAACCTTGTCAATCCAGAGTAGGCCTTCCCGAATAGAGCTAATATCCACTTCCTTGGAGTCTTCACTTGTTGTTAGCGTCTTGTCCACATCCATATACGGACAAGTTTGCGATATCTCGGTTAAGCATCGTCCAATATAAAGGTCGATCTCATCTGAAGCGAAGTCCTCATCCGTTGATTCAGAAAATTCATCCTTGAGAAATTGACGACAAATTGCACGAATGGTAGATAAATTCTTAGCCATCTATCACTCCTTCGGCTTTAGCTCCTTGCCTGTCTTTCTCCGCGCCATGTCTGTGCACATTGCGACTGCCTGATCTTGTTTTCTACCAGTCTTTATCTCTGTGGCTATACAAGAACTAATGGCAGCCTTAACTTGAGCATCTGAACTGTCTTCCGTTAAATGTTCTACGGCAGTTGGCATTATTTACCTCCTTCTATTGCTACCCCTTCCTCTAGCCCTTGTAGGACTACAACCCCCTCTACCTCTGTTCTGGCGGACACCCCTACCCGAACCATCTCTTTTAGGAACTCCTTTTGCCATTACACTTCCTCCTTAGTAGAGGGGGGGGGATTGCTCCCCCCTACCACTATGCCAAATCGCTATCCACCATATCTTGATGGTTAGTTAAGAGAATCCAAATCTTGCCAATGTTATCTGCTACATCTTCACAGTTGCAGCGGACATATTTCTTGGGTGTTTTGAATTGCACAGTATAAAGTCCTGGTTGCATCTGAAGTTCTGTACCCGCTTCAGAAGCCTTAGTCTTAGTACCTACACCAGTCCCAGCAGTAGCAGTTTCCACCGTATCTACTGCCTCATCAAACAAGTCACCAGCAGCATCCATCTCAACCAAGACATATCCTTTACCACCTATGGCAAGCAACTCATCGGATATGTACAGGATTTTACCAGTATCACTGCTGGTAGTCTCAGTAAGGTCTTTGCCTACATCGCCAGCTACAAAAGCTGTAGTTGCAGTAATCCAAACCTTTCTGATATGGGCGTGTAGGGTAGGAAAGCGAGCTACTTCTTTCCAATGCCTGTCCAGTTCATCAGAAGCCTCTATGGTTATATTAGCCTCATCATCATAGGCATCACTATCAGCAGACTCTGTAAGGATTAATACAGCAGTCAAACCCTTTATACCTGTTTTATCTATTTCGATAACACCGTTACCATCTGAATTAACAGTCTTAGAGGTAGCTACCGCATCACTCTCATCACAGTCCACCAAAGCTCCACTGTATTCTCCATGTAAGATTCCATTTGCATCAAAAGCCATCTTAGTTCCTCCTTAATTTTATTTGCTAGGCTCACGTGGAAGAGTCTGGGATTATACCATACAGTCTACCTATTGATCTGGGGTCTGCCAACGCAAGTCCCAAAGGCCAATCAAGCTCAGTACGATAAACAGGGGTAGCTTCCAGTAAACCTTTGTCTGTTACCTCTAGGGGATATTCTTGGATACCCCATAAAAGCTCACCTATACCGAATTTTACTGCATAGATGGAAGTGCTCTCAGCAGCACCTGCAGCTTCAAGTTCCTCAGTGCTGGTTATTATCTCGGTAGTTTGGTCAGCCTTTACTCCAATATCAGCTAATTTAACCCCCTGGTAAACATCCACTATCCGGTCAAACATATCCCTGGTATTGTCCAAGAGTTTCTCTTTCCTCAGAATAGAGCGAAGAGCCAGAAGCATCTTCTTATTCATGAACAAGTAATCAGGATTATGCCCTTTGATTGAGTAGATAAGCTGGTCTAGCTTGTTCAGGAAATTATGGCTTTCACCAGTGCTGAGTAAGATCCCATCTCCCGAAGTCCCTGCGTTATCAATATACTGGTCAGTAAAACCTTCCGAGTAAACTGCATCCACACGCTTTTTCAGTCCTTTGAATTCCTCCGGGTCGCTTGTTGGGTCGCCATTGATAAACTTGTCATTGAACTTGTAGGCAGCAGCTTTAAGAGCCATTACCTGGGATATTGCCCTAGCGTCAGCTACAGTATTTTTAGCTCTGGCTATGGCCTTATCACAGTCCATGTAACATCCCATCAAGGAGATGTTCTCTACCTTCTGCTCAAATTTACCTTCCGTGGAACTATACCCAGCATTTATCTTACGAAAGCCCACACTCGGCAAGTCTTGCATCCTTACAATAGTTGTGGCCAACTGTCCGATGGTTTCCCAGGGGATAGCGTCCATAACTTGCGACTCCATCAAGAAGGTGTCTATAACAGACTTCCTCAAAGTATCCGTCTCTATTTTACTTAGTTCTGCCAATGTCCATGCCAATTTATTTGCCTCCTATTGTTTTTATTTGTTCCCATAAGCCTCCGTTGCTAATTGCATTGGAGACTTACCGCTTAGGTCTTTACCGGGTCCAAGGTTCGCACTAGAATCAGGCTTCAGTGAAGTACTAGCTTTTTTTTCAGGTAGTGTTTTAGCCAGCTCCTCCATCGTCTCAGCGGAATCGCCTCCGAACTTTACGAGAACGCTTGCATCCACATTATGTTCTTGGGCTATCCGTGCGGCAGTTTGCTCTCTTTCGCTCTTCTTAACTGCGTTGAGTGCATCTCCGTGTTCTAGCATGCTTCGGGCCAATACCTCTTCTCTCTTCTTGAGGTCAGCTTCTCGAGCCGCCAGCCCTTGCTTTTTTTGCACTGCGGTCAACTGGTCAGGATCGCCTTGAACAGCCGCTAACTCAGCTTCATCCC